CGCAAGATAGAATAAACAAAATGTTTTCTTTATATAGATGGAGCAATAATTTATGACTGATTTATCCGTGTTTAAGACTGATATTGCCGGGTCATGGCTTACAGTTACACACCCTGTTACAGGCTCAACGTTAGAAACCGCTGATGGAAAACCCGTAAGGATTCGCGTTGTTAGCCTGCAATCCGACCAGTGCCAAAAAGTCACAGCCCAGTTACACAACGAGCGGGAAAAGAAACGTCTTAGCAATCGGAAATACTTTCAAACCGCAGAGGAATTGCAAGAGGGTCTTTTAAAGCTGCTGGCCGCTGCAACGCTAGAGTTTGACAATCTGGAATACAACGGCGAGCTTTTGAAAGCCACAAGCGAAAACGCCTATAAAATCTATAAAGAATTGCCTTGGCTGCGCGAACAGGTGGAACGCTTCATTGAGGAGTGGTCAAGTTTTTTGCCGAAGGCATAGAAGAGCTACGCGCCTTTGCTGAGGCGCAATTTTCTATGTCATTCCCGATAGGCGATGGCGGCGTTTCAGAGCGCGAGCATCTCTTAAAAATGGCAGAACAACATGATATAGTTGACCCTAGGCTTTTGGTGCAACTGCCTATTGATATGGCCGGGTATTGGAATTATTACTGCCTGCTATCGCAAGGGCGCTCCTCAGACAAGCCCATCACCTACACCGATATAGTGTCTTTCTGTCAACTTTATGGCCTCAGGTTCTCAATCTACACCATCCATGTTATAAAAGAGCTGGATGTTTTATGGCTTGATATGCAGTCAAAGAACATGCGGGAAAGGATGCGTAAAAATGGCTGATCTTGCTAAGCTACAGATTGCTGTTGATACAACGCAAGTACGCACCGCGATTAAAGACCTAGAGAATTTACAGGCAGCAACAAAAAGGTTTAGTGACGGCACGGCGGGCGCGGCGCAGAAATCCACCTCAGCTCTTAACACGATAACAGGCGGCACGTCTGGCGCTGCTAAGGCTGTAAACGATAACATGCAGCGGGCTGCGCTTAGCATGACAAATTTCAGCGCGGCAACTTCCAGTGCTTTAAATTCTGCGCAGAAAAATTTCACAGGTGTAAGCACCGCCGCTGCTGCAACATCAAGCAATGTTTCTGGCGTCTTTGGACGCATGGTTAATTCCGTATCAAGTGGCCTAAGTGGTCTTTCAACCCGTTTAGGCGATACCCTGTCCCCGCTCAATAGGTTGACGGGTGCATTCCGGGCGGTTAACGAAGCGGCTCTCTCTGTCTTTCTAGTGTTTCAAGGCTTTAAAATATTAGGCGGTGTCTTAGGCTCTTTTGTTGCTGCAGGCGATTCAATGCAAAAAACAAAAATCCGCCTAGAAACTTTGACGGGTTCTGCAAAAGAAGCGAATGAAACATACGGTTATTTGTTTAAAACCGCGCAAAAAATGAGCATCCCTTTTGATGACTTATCAAGAAGCTATTCTAAACTTTTGCCGCTTATAAACAACGGTGTTTTGACCACTAAGCAAGGCCGTGACATCTTAGAAGGGCTGGCCGATACGGCTGCTGCAACTGGCGCAACTACCGAACAGCTCAATCAATCCATGTACGGTTTGGCGCAGGCGTTAACATCACCAAAAGTGCAGGCGCAGGAACTGAATCAGATTATCGAGCCTTTGCCTGGCTTACTGCAAAACTTGGATGCAGCAGCTGCCTTGCCCGCTGGTGGTTTTAGAAAGCTGGTTAACGAGGGTAAAATCACGTCTCAAATCTTGGCGGAAACCTTGCCCGCAGCCTTGGCACGCTATAAGGGATCAGCGGAAGCGCAGCGCGATTTGGTGAGTGCCTCAGCAACCCGTTTAAGTAACGAATGGACTAAGTTAAAGGCAACTTTATCTATCCCGCTTAACTTTGTTTATGCAAACTTTCTACAGGGTATCACGTTTTTGATTCGCCAAGTGAACGCTTTGATTGACGCTATAAAATCCTTAACGACTATAACTGATAGTGCCGCTGGCGGTAAGGTTGGAGATATATCACAAAAAACTAAAGATAGGCTTGCGAAGGACTATGCCGCCTTAACGGGGGATAAGAAAGACACCGCAGGCAAGGCAAGTTTTAATTATGGCGAGTACATAAAGAATTTGAATCAAGAGATTAGCATTCTAAAGATGGAAAGCCGCGTTGCCGATGTGGTGACTGAATCATACCGGGCTTACAACGATGCTAAAAAAGACGGCATAACGCTTAGCGGTGCGCAAGGAACTGAAATTTTTAATCTGGTGCGGCAGAAGCAACTTATAACCGAGGTTAAAGACCTAACCAAGGCCGCGAATGATGACTTGCTTAATGCGAATGCTGAAAAGCTGAAATCCTTAACAGAGGTTGAGGCTGCTCAGCGCAATCTTTTGCGCTCAAACGAAGCAGACCGTTTAACGCAGCTTTTGCCTATTGCATCCGAACTTGAAAAGAGCGGCCAGTTAATTGGCGCTTATGATGCTATTCAAAAAAAGATTGTAGCGCTGCGCTCAATAGAGATAACAAATCCAAACGATGAAATAACCACTAGCGGCTTATTAAGTTCTGCTGAATTGCGCCTGAAAGAATTGGCGCAGACGGATGCAAAGGGCGCAGGCACGGCAATCGCGGATGCTATGACAAACGCCTTTGAAGCCGCAGACGATGCACTTGTGAACTTTGTTAAAAGCGGCAAGCTAAACTTTGGCGATCTGGCCGATAGCATTATATCTGATTTAGCACGCATCGCTATTCAGCAATCCATAACAAAGCCGCTTGCGGGCGCTTTTGGCTCTCTCTTAGGTGTGGCAGGGACGGCGCTAGGCTCTTACTTCGGCGGCGGCGGCGCGGCTGCTGCATCGTCTGGCGCGGTTGCGCAAGGCTCTACGGTTGGCAACTACACGGTGGGCGGTGGCGGGTTTACGGGTGCATCATCAACCTTGCCGGGCTTTGCTACTGGTGGCAGCTTTACCGTGGGCGGCGCTGGCGGCACTGATAGCCAAGTTGTTTCTTTCCGGGCAACGCCTGGTGAAATGGTAAACATTCAAACCCCACAAGGTGGCGGCGCGAATTCGCCTGCAATCAATCAATCCTTTACCATTGATGCACGCGGCGCTGATCCGGCTTCTATAGCGCGGCTTGATAAGGCCATTGATTCGCTATCCCGTACCATGAAAACACAAACTATATCCGCCGTGCGAGAAGCAAAAAGCCGGGGTCAATTATGACGCGCACTATTTCATCTTTGAATGAGGAGCAAATTTTATCCGATACTCTTGCCCCGGTTATTTTGTTTTATGCTGATTTTCCTACAGGGGCTGTTAGAGCCTGGACTGGTGTTGGCGATCTTGTTTGGGACGGTGACACATATCTTGGGGTTGGTAATCTTGGCTCTGTCTCATCGATTGAGGAAACCATAAGCCTGCAGGCCGTTGGCGCAAAGTTTTCACTGTCCGGCATAAAAACTGAATTCATTACGCAGGTTTTAAATGATGACATTCAGGGGCGTGATTGCGTTGTTTACATCGGTTTTCTTGATTCATACGGCCAGCTAGTTGACGATCCTATTGTGCTTTTTAAGGGCTTGATGGACGTTTTATCAATTTATGAATCAGGCAATAGCACCTACGTTTCGATTGATGCCGAAAGTCTCTTGCGCGACTTTGAAGGCACGCGCACGCGCCGCTTAACGGATCAGGATCAGAAATCGGAATACCCTGGCGATAGGGGCTTAGAATACGTTGCTGGTTTACAAGAAGCCGAAATATTTTGGGGCCGCGAATATGAGAAATAGAAAGAAAAACTGGCGTGATGACTTTGAAAAATTCATTGATTCCTATCGTGATAAACCTTTCCGATATGGCGATTCAGATTGCTGTTTATTTATTGCTGATTGCGTAAAATCAATTTCAGAAACGGCGCTTGACCCGGCGGCTGATTATCGCGGCCACTATGATGATGAAAATTCTGGCCGTGATGAAATCATGAATCGCCACGGTTCAATAAAGAACGCGCTTTTAAAGGCTGGCCTGATAGAGATTGATAAGAATCTCTTAATGCCATCGGATGCGGTTATATGCACGATAGGAAACTATGAAATATGCGGCGTCTGCGTAGGGCATAACATCGCTTTCATGTGCGAGAGCGGCTTAAAATTTGTGCCTGAAAGCAAGGTGCAAATAAATACTGTCATGAGGCTATTTTAAGATGCCGCCGCTTATCATTGCCGCTGCTGCTGCTGCTACCGCTGCTGGTGTTAGCGCCGCTGTTGCGGGTACGGTTATCGCCGGGATCACGATTTCGGCAGTTGGTGCGGCAGCTATCGGGGCAATCGCTGCTATTGCCGTTTCTTATATTGGCTCAACGCTTTTAGCTTCTGTTAGCGGCGGCAATAAGGGGCCGGGGCAATCATCCTCATTCGCCGGGTTGTCTGGATTAAGAACAACGGCGCGAAGTGCTGCAGCTGTGCACCAGATTGTTTATGGCCGAGTGCGCAAAGGCGGGACGCTAGTTTTTTTTCATTCAAAGCCTAAGCCGGGCAGCGCAAAGAATGAAATCCTATATCTGGCTATCGTTCTAGCCGCGAATGAGTGTGACGCCGTAGAGCAGTATTATATAAACGGCACGCCTATCGTTATTGACTCGAATGGTGATTGCACGTCACCTTCAAAGTATGTGGGTTTGGTAAAGATTCAAACAGGCTTAGGCTCACCAGATCAGCTGGCAAACGCCTTTTTTATCAGTGAATGCGAAGGGAAATGGACAGTAGAGCACCGCTTGCGCGGGCGCTGTACTGCCTATGTCAAACTCACTTATGACGCGGCTGTTTTTGGCTCTGGAATTCCCAATATAAGCGCCGTTATTCGCGGCATGAAAGTTAAAGATTTTCGCACGGGTGTCACTGCTTATTCAGAAAACCCGGCTGTTTGTCTTTGGGATTATATGCAGCGCCGCGATAACATCGGGCGGCCTTTGGGTATTGGCGCAACGGAATCTATGCGCGATAATTCTTACTGGACGGTTGCCGCTAATATTTGTGATGAATATGTAACAGTGCCGGGCGGCTTGGAAAAGCGATTCACTTGTAATGGCGCATTATCTATTGACGGTACGCCTAAAAGTAAAATGGAGGAACTGCTAACTTCCTTTGCTGGGTCAACGTCTTATACCTCAGGCAAATGGCGCACTTTTGCCGCTGGATACGTTACCCCGTCTGTTGAATTCTCAGAGGATGACATAGCCACGATTGACGCATCGGACGTTGCTGTTACCGTGCAAACAAACAAGTCTTTAAAGGAAAAAATTAACGGTGTGAAAGCGCTCTACATCGATAGAGAGCAAGATTACAATCTTGTTGAGATGCCGGAAATATCCGTTAACGAAACGGAATTAAATCGGCGTTTTATCGATTTAACAATGCCTTTTACCAATTCCATTTACTGTGCGCAACGGATAGCCAATATTGCGCTTAAGCAGTCAAGAAAGCAGCTTAGCCTTTCCATCCCTTTAAATTTTAAGGGCATGAAAATCACGCCAGGGGACAACGTCAAAATTTCTATCGAGCGTTTTGGATGGGCTAAAAAAGTCTTTAAATGCGTAGGCTGGACGCTGGACGATTTAGGGCAAATTACCGCAACTTTCCGTGATGATTCCGTTGATATTTACAGTGATGATATCGATTATAAAAGCGGCGCGGCGCTGGAATCCGCAACCGTTCCTAACTGGGTTGCTGAGGATGCAACCGCGCCGGATGGGCTTGTTGCGGTTGGCCTAAATAATTCCATCCAGCTATACTGGGATGAAGTGCAAGACCCGTCTTTTTCATCGGTCAACATCTTTATGGCCAGCACAAACGACCGGGCAACGTCTACGCTTGTTGATAAGACCTCAACCCGCGCTTATACGGTCAACAACCTACCTAGCAACGCAACCCGTTATTTCTGGATTCGTTCTGAGGATGTTTATGGCACGCTATCGGGCTTTGAGCCTAGCAGCCCTACTGGTGGCGTTTCAGCAACAACACAAGCGGATAGTTCGGCGCTAATCACTGTGACCGTCAATATCACTGTTGCCTCTCTTAACGTTGGTACAGCTATGGTTTTAGATGCGGCAATCTTGCAGCAATATTATATACGAAATATTGTAATAACAGGCGTAGCTGATTTTGATCATTCCGGCGACAAACATGTAATATTGACGGATGGAATCACTACTTGGACAACTTTAGATAAAGTATACCTTAAAAATTTAAGCCCCGCTCGTTGGGGGGAGACGCATGTGCCATACCCCGCTACGCAATCGGATATTTCAAAAGAGAGCGGTCCGGGTCAAGATATTAAAATGCAGTATAGTGGTGGAACTACTTCATATTTATCGGGGACGTTTACTGTATTAATGACCTATGAAAGGAAACTCTAACAATGGCATCTTTGGTCTGGCCTGTTGACGTTCGCCCTTATTCACAGGAATTTTTCATAGAGACAAACGTTTCTAGATTCACCTCTCTTTTTACAAAGCAGAGCCAGCTGCTGGAGCGGCAGGGAAAAAGATGGGTTTCGGTTGTCTCTTTTCGCGGTTTCTATGAGAGCGCGTTGCGCATTGAATCGCTGCTAGCGAAAATGAATGGCGGCGTGACAACGGTTTTAATGCCGGATTTTCGGCGGCTAGCCCCTCTAAATCCCCTTAATTCTATCCGTGATTATTATACGGAATCAGGCACAACAACGTTTACCGATGGCGCAACCTTTGATGATGGCGCTGTTTTCTTTTCTGGTACGCTGGCTGATTATTTGGCGGATATTGAAATATACGCAACCGGGTTTGATAACGAGATTTTTTACAAGGGCGCTTTCCCGCTGCAAAAGGTTGTTAACGCTGGCGAGATTTTGCAAACCAGCGAAGGCCGCGTGCATATGATTATTGATGATTCGACCGCTGATTCTTTGGGCAATGGCTCGTTTAAGGTTTACCCTACGCTTAAGACGTTCTCATATATTGGAAGCCGTCTAATTGACCTCATGACTGCGCCTAGGGTATTAATGAGAGTAACGGCAAACGAATATATGCGCAACAGCAGTTCTGCACCGTTCAACTCAGAATACAACTTTTCTATGGTTGAGGAACTATGACAATTTACACGCCAGATGAAATAATCCCCGCCTCTGGCAACGTGCCAAAAGATAAGTTGCGCGAGTTTATCCGTCAAACTGGTGTTGCTAATATCAATCGCTTAAAGATTATTCGCATACAAGACCAAGCTGGCTATATTGGTGATTATAATTCCGATACCGGATCGGGAAGTTCTGATCACGTTGCTTTTGGCAATGCTCTTGATGCGATGCTAGCAGACGAAGATGCCGTTTTAGAAGGTAACGGGCAGCCTCTATTCCTTGGCACTACAAACTTAGGTGCAAAGCGTATTTCACCCCGTGCGCGGTTCTACTGGAACGGCACGAGGATTTATGCTGATACCCGCCCTGGCGGTGTTTACAACACGGGCGGCATAATAACCCTCAATGCGCCGCAAGGTATGTACCATGAGGATTTAATTCTTAATGGGTTAACAGAGCACCGTATCACATCAATATCTGTATCAGGCACAACGGCAACGGTTACAACGGCGGATGCACATGGCTACGTTCCCAATCAATTAACGTATTTATGGGGCGTTGAGCAGCCCACTGGATCTCTAACAACTATCGAGACAATTCTTTCAGCAAGGGAATATAATGGACGCAAAGTTGTTTTAAGCGTTCCTACCACAACGAGTTTTACTTTCGCTGTGACGGCAGGAACTCCTACAAACCCCGTGGTGCTGCGCGGGCGCTGCGCTTGGACTAAAAATATTCTTTTTGGCGGCGATGGGTTGCGGCTGTTCACTGGCCAGTATGTTCACCTTAACCGCGTGCGCTTTGAATCGATTAATGACGGTTACGTGCGGTATACAACAACAACAAACAACTCAGCCATTCAAGCAAACCCCTATGCGCCAGTTGCCGCTGGCTTCTTAAAGATGACGGATTGTCATGCCATCAATTGCGTGCAGGCTTCCACTTCTTTCGGTGGCGCATATAACGTTGATATAACGGGTCACACATACGAAGGCGGGCGAGCATCTAGCTTTAAATTTGCCTCACAACTCGCGGGCGGCGGATCATTCCGCTATCACGGTCAAGTGCGAGATACTGTGCCAGCCGCTTTCGGCGGATTTGATGCATCACATCCTAACTGTTATGCGGGCGTAGGATTTGTTGCGGAAGGCGTCAATTTCTTTGATGTCGACCTTTTGCTTGATGGCGTGCGCGAAGGTTTCAATATTCTGCCTAACCGCGATGCGGATGCTATTGCAACGTCTAAAATTGCAAACCATGGCCACATACGAATCAATGCACGCAATTGCGGCGATCCTTTAAATAGGCGCTTATGGAACGTGGGACGGATTGAGGATAACTCTACGCAAACCTCTGTAATCGACGGTTGCCGCAACATAACTTTTGATATCAATGTCGAAAACTTGCGCGGGTGGGCGATAAGAATTGGTAACAACTTAGGCCACATGAATACCATTTCTGGGAAAGTGCGCACTACAGGTTGCTTAGGCGCTCTTGTGATGCGCTTGCGAAACGGTGGGCGCAGTAAGATTGAAGTTGAAGGCGATGGCACTGGCGCAAGCACCGATGATTTATGGGTAACAAACACTGTTGCATATAAGGTTAGCGAGGGCATGGTTTATAACGGTGGTGTTTGGCGCTGCGATGTTTCACCGGGGACAAATTCCACTATTGCTCCTACAGGAACCGGGGTTATAGCAACTGCGGACGGTTACACTTGGAAATATATTCATCCTAGCACTGGCATTGATATTGATTCAGACGAATCAACGGCCTTGATGCAAGAGGTTGATCTTGATTTAATTTACCGCAATAACCCGGTGGGTGGCGGCGTGTATTTAAGTAAATTATACGGCGCAAGTTATAACGTTGTTGCAACTGGCAATAGTGGCCCAGGCTTAAATGAGCAGGCGCTTACAAACTGCCTTGCAAAAAATATCATGGCGCACAGAAACGGCAGCACTCAGGTTAATTCGACTGGTTTAATAAATCACAACTACGCTGTGCTTGATTATGATTGTGATAACAATGCATTCAATCCGCATACAATCGATTCTTATCAAGGGGTTGTCATCAATAAGCGTACCATTCGCAATGCCGCGTCAACCGCTAACATCAATCTAAACGGGCTGCGCCCCGATGGAATCACCATCACAGAACCCGCCGCAATGATTAACTGTACAACCGTGCAGGATGTTTTGAATAACTTAGGTTATGCCTACAAGCATTTAATGGATAAGAATAAATTTAATATAGAGGTTCCCGGTATCGCCGATGCGGGGAGCGCAGGCGGAACGCCGGGCGTATATCCGGGCGGCTCTCGTTTACGCTTAGGCTCTTTTGGCACTACGCTACAAAAGGGCGGCGCGGCTGCTGGCTCTATGACGTATGACTGCAAAAACCCCGGCATCTATGTACCGAACGCATATGCAGCAGGCGCACCCCCGGTGGCAAAGCGGATTAACGGCGCAAACACATTTACCAGCGGCTGCGGCTGGGCAGCTACTAATAATACTGTTGTTGGCTGTATCGCAGTTTATGAAGTTGTCAACTTTGGCGAAGCTGGCGCAACGGGCAACTTAGGAACCGAACCGCCAGCCGATACGTTTGGTATTGTTGACGGTAGCACTATTAATACCAATGCGCATTGGTGGCTCTACCTGAATAACTATAAGGATTTAGGCAGCGCCGGATCGCCGCTGTGGGCATCGGGTCAAACTGTACAGCCGGGCGCTATACGTAGTGTGGGTTTTGCTCTAACAAGTCTCACAGGGAACGGCACAACCGCAACAGCAGTTAAAGCTAGCCATGGTCTTTCCACCGGGGATAAGCGTTATATTGCTCGCGCTAATGGCCAATTCAGCACCTATAATCAAACAACGCAAAATTTCGACTTGGTAACGATAACCGTTGTTGATGCGAACACGTTTACCTTCCCTTCTTTAGGCACGGGAACAGCCGCCCCATCTACAGGAAACACTGAAATTGTTTGCTTGACGGGTTGCTATGAAATGGTAGCACCGAACACAAGAACAACAGGTTCAACTGCCCCGGTAGGGCGCGGCATAGTGTCTGGTAACTATTTTCTTGCCGTTGCTGGCGCGGGCGTTAAGTTTGTGAAGGTGGCATAAATATGACGGATACACGATCAATCGTTAGCGTACAGGCGGTTAAGGTTCGCCAAGTTGACGGCAGCGGCACAACAACAGCGTATCTTGATCACTTGTTGGTTACGCTTTATGGCGGCGAAAGCTTTTACACGCGGCCTTTGGGGCATCCCCTTTGCGCGTATGAAGGTCAAATTCAAGACTGGATAGATGCTGGCGGCGTAATCACCTAAGCCCTAAAAACTTTTCAACCTTATTGAATAGGCTCTCCACCTTTTGGCGCGGCGTCTTAGGTGCTTCAAAAAATAATTCAAAATCAGCATCGTGGTGAAACTTTCTAAAGGTTTCAAAATCCTCTTTATTGTCAAAAATCAGCACGCTGTTTCCGAAATAATAAGCCAGCTTGTGACTCATTATGCTAACATTCACACCATGCAAATCTGTGTATCCCGGCGCGGGGAAAATTTGTAAAGCGTGAACGCCTGTTCTTGGATCATACCCGTACTTCATGCGTATCTGGCTGGCATCCGCCACGTTTGGTTTTATTTTTTGAGGCTTTGGCGTTGGCTTTTTAAATTCCAAGATGTTATCCGTCATAGAGTTTCTAACTCCTCCTCAACATAGGGTGGCCATTCATTCCAGCCGCGCATTGCGCCGTATATTACAGCGAGCTGTTTCGTTTTAAAACCAGCAATATGCATAAAGGGAAAATGCTTTCGCAGAATAATGCAATAATAAGGTTTAGGGCATATCCAGCACCAGCGCAAAATGTCATCGGGGAATTCTGTTAACTCAAACGGACCCGTTTTGTTTCGGGCGTGCGCGAGGAACTCAGTCACGCGCCGAACCGTTTGCTTTTGGTCTTTTGGAGTTGTTGAGCCAATCCCAATCTCTAATTGACGCGAGGCCAGTCACTACGCCGCAATAGTGGCATATGCCGTGATGAAAGGTTGCAACGTGCTGCTCTGGCCATATCGCATCTCGCTCTTGTGCGCAGGGCGTGCATATATAATTTTCATCCCCGGCCAGCCGCAACGTGCGCCTGTTATCGATTATTGCTGTCATAGTTTTTCATCCCTATTTTTAAAAGCTATTGCCGCGTTCAATTCAGCGGCTTCTTTTTCCGCCTGCTCATGGTAAAGCCAGCAGCTAACCGTAACGGCGGGCTTATCATCTTTTACATAGCGAACCTCAGAGCCGAATTTTCCGCTGAATACAAAGTATTTTTCCGTCATTGTTGCCCCCCGTACCATTTTAAAAACTCAGCAGCACCGCCCTCAAACATTCGCCCTTGCGCACGCCACTTGCCCCGGCTGGGGTAGAAGTCAACAAGCGGCTTATCTTTTTCACGAAAGAGGATTGTTTCACCGCCATTCGCCTTTGAGAATTTAACGTTGCTTTGCAGCAAGATATCCATGTTTTCTTTTTTTGTTATAGTCTTTTTACTCTGGATGGCCTGATAATCCTGCATCGTTTACACCTTCTTTTTTTTAAAGGAAAATTTTCTTGTTATTGCAACA